ATTCGGGGGAGAGGAAGAAAAAAGAGAATACGCGGTATTTGTCAGGGGAGATTCGTGGAAAATCGTTCCAAGAATAAAAAAATAGAAAGAAAAAAATATGAGCAATGCCAAGAGTGCTGGGATAGGTATGTTAAATACGAATGCCGGATTTGCAAAGAAGAACCGCTCACCTGCATTGAATGTCATGCAGAACTAAAACATAATCCTTACGCCAGCCAAGAAAAAATAAATAAAATATAACTTGACAAAACTGACAATTTGTGGTATGCTTTACAATTGAAAGGAGGCAAGAGATGGGAAAGCCAAGAATGACCGTCGAGATCGACGAGAAACTGAAACAGGAGGCCAAGAGCCGGGCTTACGCAGAAGGCAAAACCCTAAAAGAAAAAATAATTGAACTGTTAAAAAATTGGCTCAAAGAGAAATAAAATTTTTTTAACCAGCAATGGTAAAATTGACAAAACAAACAACGGAGGAAATCATGACCGCACAAGAAAAAACAAAGACCAAAGAAACCATTACCAAACTTCACACCAAGTACTACGGCAAGAAACCACGCAAGGATTTAAAAGCAAAGAAGATAGAAACCGTCCTTAAAGCCCGCAAAGAGGTAAAAAAGCAGCAGCGTCAGGCCTGCAAAGAGGCGAACCCAGCCGGGGTAGGCACAGATGACCAGGCCAAAACCACTACAATCACCACCCCCCAGGGCACAGCAGTAATCGGCGACACCCGGCCAACAGTAGCCCAACTGCGCAAGACCGCCAAAGCAGAGGGTATCAAGTACGCCAACATCCTCACCAAAGACGAACTGATAGCCGTGCTCTGCCATAAGACTGAGGATAACCAGGCTGAGATAAACAAGATCATAGAGGCAGCCCAAAAACGATGGAAGGCCGGTTGGGGTAGCAAAAGCCCAGCAGCAACTAAAACAGGAGGCAATTAATGAAAAGACACGCCACCCTTAAATTAGAGGTAGAGGTAGAAATAAAAGACATAGGCAAAGAGCGCTGGGGTACAAGCCATAGCGGAGAACTAAATACCACCTACGCCGAACTATGCAAGGTCTTCGGACCCCCCAACACCAACGTGGAAGAAACCAGCCAAGACCACAAGATAGACGTAGAATGGCAAGGCCTGATAAACGGAGAGCCCTTCACTATCTACAACTACAAGACCGGCCCCCGGTACTTAGGCAACGCCGGCACGCCGATAGTGCAGATAAACTACTGGAATATAGGAGCCAAAGCCGACCGGGTAGGAATCATGGTCAAGCATTTTTTCTACGCCAGACTGAAAAAAAATAAGTAATTAAGGAAAAAACGAAAGGAGTAGAGCCATGAAGAAGATTACACCACACCAGAGTTTTTTTGACGTAGTTACAAAAGGCAAGGATTTCGACCCAAAGATAATGGATATAATGGTAAAAGCATATCCTGACTTTTACAAGGAAGAATATGAGTTTGGATTGGCGATATACGGTTTTGCCTTACGAAGAAAAGAGGCAGGTTTGACGGTAACAGTAAAATATATAAGGCGGCTTCGAAAGAGTTTACTAAAATCTCCGTCGGGGTAGAACCCAAAAGCCCTAAATAACACACACCTAAGAATTACTCTTACCACACACCCCACCTAAAAGCACTTGACAATTTGTCATAATTGTGGTAAGCAATAAGGCATGGAACAAGAAACCGCCCTCACCACAGAAGTCACCGAACCCACCTACGAGAAAGACCTCTACCAATTAACCCCAAAAGAAGAATTATTTTGCGTAGAATACCTAAGAGACAGAAACGCGACACAAGCCTATATAAGAGCAGGTTACGCAACGAAATATGGGAGACACGAAGCCTCCAAGCTACTTGCAAAACCCTACGTCCGTGCAAAAATCAACTCACTCATCAGAAAACAAATTGAATCCCTCACCCTTAGCCAAAAACTCGTAATAACAGAACTTCTAAAGCACGCAACGATAAATATTGCAGACGCCTACAACGAAGACAACAGCCTAAAAGATATAAAGGATATGCCGGAGCCCCTGCAGAAAGCGATTGTGGCCATAGAAACCGAGGAATTATTCGATGGGGTAGGAAGAGACAGAGAACACATAGGCCGGACCAAGCGCATTAAATTCTCAGACCGCCTGCAAGCCTTAGAAATGCTCGGGCGCCACCTCAAAATGTTCACAGACGTCCACGAAATCCCCGGCCTTGAAGACCTTGCAGAGCGCATGAGAGAGGCCAGACTAAGAAGACTAAGATGCCAGAAGACGCAGAAAACCCCCTAACCACAGGGGTAGACACAAAAAACCACGCCCCAGAAGAACCACAACAAGAGATTATCGCAGAGCTTACCCTCTATGGCCAGGACCCCAGAGGCTTCGTAGACTACGCCTTCCCATGGGGAACCGGAGAACTCGTGGATCACCACGGCCCCGATACCTGGCAAACCGAAGTTTTGGACTACATAACCCACGAACTGCAAACCGGACGCCTAACCAGCAATGGAGTCGTGGCAACTGTTCTGCGCATAGCCACTGCAGCAGGCAACGGCCCGGGCAAAACCGCTCTGATAGCCTGGATTATCCTCTGGGCTATAAGCACCGTAGAAGACACGCGCGGGGTAGTGACCGCAAACACAGATACACAGCTAAGGACAAAGACCTGGGCAGAGCTTGCTAAATGGCACCGGCTATTCATAGCCAAACACCTATTCGTGCTCACCGCAACCGCTATTTACGCCAGGACCGCAGAGCACCAAAGGACCTGGCGCATAGACCAAGTGCCCTGGAGTGAAGAGAAGACAGAGGCTTTCTCCGGCCTGCACAACAAGGGCAAGCGCGTCCTGCTGATATTTGATGAGGCCTCCGCTATCCCGGACAAGATATGGGAGGTAAGCGAAGGCGCCCTGACAGACAGCAACACCGAGATACTATGGCTCGTAAGCGGAAACCCCACGCGTAACACCGGGCGCTTCAAAGAATGCTGGGGCAGGTTCCGGCATCGCTGGAAGCAGTGGCAAATAGACATAAGAAAGAGCAGGCTCGTAAATACCCAGGAAGTCAAGCAATGGATAGAAGACTTAGGCCTTGACAGCGACTGGGTCCGGGTCCACGTCCTCGGTCTATTTCCCAAAGCAAGCACCCTGCAGTTTATTCCCAATGACATTGCTGAGGCCGCCAGAGGCAGACAACTAAGACTTGACCAATACATATTCGCCCCCAAGATAATCGGACTTGACAACGCCTGGACCGGCGGCGACGAGATAGTGATAGGCATACGCCAGGGCCTGGCATACCGGCAGCTCGCGGTCTTCCAAAAGAACGACGACGATGCGGTGATAGCAGCAGCCCTTGCAAAGTTCGAGGACGACGAAGGAGCAGATGCCGTCTTCATAGACCAGGGTTACGGCACCGGCGTCTTCTCATTCGGCAAGCAGATAAACCGCAAATGGACGCTGATATCTTTCGGCTCCAAAAGCACCAAGCCGGGTTTTCTGAACAAGCGCGCAGAGATGTGGGGCGACACACTCCAATGGCTCAAAGAAGGCGGATGTATTCCCGACGACCAACGCATAATAGACGACCTTACCGGGCCAGAGGCATACCCTAACTTAAAAGGGCAGATCGTCCTTGAAAGCAAAAAAGATATGCGGCGCAGAGGCCTGGCAAGCCCGGGCAGGGCAGATGCGCTCGCGCTGACTTTTGCAATACCAGTGATAAAAAAAAGTATGCAGCAAACCCAGCAGAACCCCGCAGCATATGACCCCCTCGCAGAAATGAAGACCTCTCTACCGTCGAGCGCCAAACCTTACGATATTCTGCAATAAAAATAATACTTGACAAAATGACATATTTCTGTTAAGAATAAAATTCAGGACAGGGGACGCCCTATCTTAATAATTTTAGGCGATAACTCGTGCGCACGCGGGATATCGCCTTTATTTTTAAGACCCGCAAAAAGGAGCGTCCAATGTGTTTTGGAGGAAGTCCTAAAATAAAAGCCCCGGAACCACTCCCACCGTCACCAGGTCCGCCTATCCCGTCGGAAATAACTAAAGAACATGCAGGCGAAGCACGGCGCAGAAGGATTGCAGCTCTAAGATATGGTCTTCAAAGTACGATAAAGACCTCGCCTTTTGGTAATGCCTTCTCGACAAATCTGCTTATGCCCGCACTCGCGGGAGCAGGAACTCTCCGCAAGACACTCGGAGGAGCATAATGCCGGTGATGACAGAATCAGCCTCAAAAGAAAAACTGAAAGTGACTGACCGCAAAATATTCGAACGCCGCGTATTCGCGATGCAGCAGGAATACAACACCTGGAAACCCACCCATAAGGATATTCAATTATACATAAATCCCCTCGGCGGTTTTTTTGATGACTTGCCGAACCAAGGACGGGCCATAGACCACAAGACCATGCTTGACGGCTATCCCCGCCGATGCGTAAGAACCGCAGGAGCAGGAATGACCTCCGGCCTGACTTCCCCGGCGCGTCCATGGTTCAGGCTTGCGGTAGAGAACGAAGACCTGATGGAGTTTGAAGGCGTTCGCCTCTGGCTTGACCAGATAAGGGAACGCATGATGAACGTATTCTCACGTTCCAATATCTACGGATGCCTGACCCAATGCTATGAGGAGCTCGCGTCTTTCGCAACCGGCGCGATATTCATAACCGAAGACCCCTATGCTGTAATCAGGGGTAGGAACTTTACGATGGGAGAATATTGGCTCGCTATCGGCCCGGACGGCAGGGTAAACGCCCTGGCCAGGAAATACTGGATGACCATAAGCCAACTCGTGGAAGAATTTGGGCTCGAGAACTGCAGCGCCTCTGTCCAGAACGCCTACAAGGTCAAGACCAACATCCAGACCGAACAGTGGATATCAATTATCCACCTGGTAGAATCCAACGATGAACGCGTGCCCGACCAGAAAGGATGGGCGAATATGACTTTTCGCTCTATCCAATGGGAGGAAAGTTCCCGGTCAAACGAAATATTAAGACTCGGCGGTTACGAGGAGTTCCCGTTGTTAGCCCCCCGATGGCAACTGACCACCACCGCAGATATCTACGGCAAAGGCCCCGGCTGGGAAGCCTTGGGCGACTGCAAGATGCTCCAGAAGATGGTCAGGAAGAAACTCCTCGGCCTTGACAAGACCATAGACCCGCCCGTCCAAAAAGACTCGCTTATCCAGGGAGAAGTGAATACCCTCCCCGGAGGAATAAACACTTCCTCCGCATCTACTCCCAACGCAGGCCTGCGCGCGGCTTACCAGATACAGATAGACCTGAGAGCCATAGAAGAATCCATAGACCGCACCAAGGCAGATATCGGGAGCACTTTCTACACGGACTTATTCCTGATGCTCACCGAACTCGACCGCCGGGATATCACCGCCACAGAAGTAGCCAAACGCTACGAAGAAAAAATCCTGATGCTCGGCCCTGTCCTGGAACGCCTGGAAGATGAACTCCTGGACCCCCTGATAGACAGGACTTTTGCGATTATGTTGCGCGTTGGTATTATCCCGAAACCGCCCCCGGAACTCCAGGGCCAGGACCTGAAAGTCGAATACATATCTATCTTAGCCCAGGCCCAGAAACTCGTAGGCACAAACGCTATTGCCAGCGTAGCGGCCTTTGTAAAAGAATTTGGGGAAGTGCTCCCCGAGGTCTTTGATAAATTCGATATGGACGAAGCCATAGAGAAATACGCCGAGATGTACGGCATACCCACAAGCATTATAAGGTCAAAGGAAGCTACCGAAGCCATACGCAAGGCCAAGCAGGATTCTCTCCTACAACAACAACAGGCACAGGGGGGACTGATGGCCTCGGAAATCGCCCAGAAACTCTCACAGGCGAAGATAGGCGAAGGTTCAGCTCTTGACGCCTTGATAGCCACCGTCACCGGGAAACAACCGGTGCAGAAGGCGAAAGAAAAAAACCAGGAGAAAAAATAATGCCTCTGCTGAAAGGGAAAAAGAATATCGGACATAATATTGAAGTCGAGATGGCGCACGGCAAGCCCTATAAGCAAGCCCTGGCCATTGCACTTAACACCGCCAGGGTACGCAAAAAGAAGAAATGACGCCCGAAGACAGAAAGAAAAAAATAGACGAACGCAATAAATATCTTCAAGAAAGGAACTCCAGTGACTACCAAAAAATACTTAAGATGCCCGAAGGGAGACGGCAATTATACAGGATTCTTGAGGACTGCGGGGTCTTCCAGGTATCCTTCACCGGAAACTCAGAAACATTCTTCCGTGAAGGCAAAAGAAGCATCGGGCTCCTAATTCTTGCTGACATCATGGAAGCAGAACCGGAAAAACTGCTCCAAATGCAGAACGAATATAGATCGGAAAAGGTAAGCTTTAAAAAACAATTTCCGATAGAGGAAGACGAAATATAAAACGTATTCTTCTAAACGGAGAACAGGAGAAAAAAATGCCAAACCCAGACGGAACACCAACAGCAGAAGAAGTAGTAGCAACCGAAGAAAACAAGAGCCTTATTGAGGGCGACGCACCAGACAAGGAAACCAAGCCCATAGAAGGCCAGGAAACCCCTGAGCAGAAAACTGTTCGGGAAGCAGAAGAAAAGCGTATTCTTGAAGCAGACCCAGCTACCCTAAACGATGAAGAGAAAACTAAAAGGGCGCCGCTGGAGAAAGCAAAGGAGGAGAAGCGCCTCCTGGAAACCCCCAAGGACCAACTCTCCAAAGAAGATCAGGTAAAAAGAGAAGCCCTGGAAAAGTCCAAGAAAGACGCCCTGAAACAAGGAGCCCCTGAATCCTACGCAGACTTTAAACTTCCTGAGAACATCACTGCCGACGCAGAGCTCTTAGGCGAGTTCAAGACAACGGCAAAGGAACTGAACCTCTCGCAGGAAGCGGCACAAAGGCTCGTAGACCTCCAGGTGAAGCATGTTCAGAAGATAGCCGATGGCCTCCTGACGGACTTCAATACCACCGTAAGCGGTTGGAAAAAAGAAACCAAGGAAGATCTTGGCGCCAACTATAAACAGGAATTGACTTTCGCAGGCAAGGCAATCGATACTTTCTGCACTCCAGAACAAGGCAAGGCCCTGAGGGCCATCTTAGGCGACTCAGGTGTGGGCAACCACAAAGAAGTAGTGAAGTTCTTTATAGCAGTAGGAAAAGCAATCAGCGAAGACAAACTCGTAAAAGGCACAAGCAAGACAGGTGCAAAAACCGACGGGGAATTATTTTATCCCGGAGGAGTACCCTAACCATAGGAAGGAGTAAAATATGCCTACCATTGGCAACACTAACCTAACCCTGATGGACCATGCAAGACGCCTGGATCCAGATGGGAAGATAGCGCGCATCACCGAAATGATGAACGAAGTAAACGAGATACTGTCCGACCTCGTCTACGTCGAAGGCAACACCACCACAGGACACAAGACTACCTTAAGGACCGGGCTCCCCACGGTAGCATGGAGACAGATAAACAGAGGTTCTCAACCCTCCAAGTCACAAACCAGGCAACAGTTATTCACCGCCGGCATTCTTGAAGGCTTAGGCAGACTCGATGAACTTCTTGTTAATCTGGCCCTGGATAAGGCAGCCTTCAGAGTATCAGAGAATGCACCCTTTATTGAGGCCATCTCCCAGGCCCTCGCCACCACCATCTTCTACGGCAACGTCGAAACAAATCCTGAGAGATTCACCGGCCTAACCCCATACTACTCCGAATTAGACACCGACGACGCAGACTCAGCAGCAAATGTAATAAATGGCGGAGGCTCCAGCGACCTGACCTCTATCTGGCTCGTGGTGTGGGGAGATAACACAATACATGCTTTTTATCCTCGCGGCACCAAAGCAGGTATTGAACACAACGATTTAGGCCTGCAGTTAGTCAACGATGATCAGGACCCGGCAGGGCAATTCCGCGCCTACATCGACCAATTCCGCGCCTTTGCGGGACTCTGTGTAAGAGACTGGCGTTATGCGGTTAGAATCTGCAACATTGATACAGGCGACCTCGAATCAGCAGGTGACACCGAAGATGCATCAGCGAATATCATCAAGATGATGATCCAAGCCTTGAACCGGGTACCGAGCCTGAACATCGGGCGTGCAGCATGGTATTGCAACAAAAACGTAAAGACTGCGCTTGACATCAAGGCCTACAACAAGAGCAACGTGCAGTTGACCATTCAGTCATTAGAGAACGGTAAAACCCTGACAAACTTCATGGGGATACCTATTCGTCGTTGCGATAAGATCATCAACGCAGAAACGCAATTAACCTAAGACGAAGAAAAAGCTTATTAACTAAGAAAGGAGCAATACCATGATTAAGGATGCACATCTGTTACTATCCGAAGGGCAGTTAGCTACCGATGCTACCGGTGCAAGCGACAATATTATTGATTTGACCAAAGCAGGCGATGCAGTAGCAGGAGCAGAGTTATATCTCGTAGTAAGGGTAGGCACCGCGATATCGTCCTCGGGAAAAGGTGCAACCCTGGCCATAGCCGTTCAGACAGACACCGTCGATACGTTTAACGATGTGTTAGCAACTCTCGCCACCCTGTCTCTGGCCGAAGCACTCTTGACCGCCGACACCATTATCTGGAAGTTGAAACTTCCTCCAGGCCTCAAGAGATTCTTAAGGTTATACTACACAGAAAGCGGAGAGGCGTTCACCGCCGGCACCATCGATGCTTTCTTAACTCCGGATGTAAACATAGCCTAATCCGGAACCAAAATAAGGGGCTGGCCTGATAAGGGCCGGTCCCTTCATTGCAAGGAGGGAAGAATGTTTAGAAGAATATTTTTAGTCATTGCTTTACTGCTTCTGCTGTCTCCTCTTGGATGGTGCGCAGGCAAGGGCACAGATTTCCATCAGGTAGACAGGGATGATACACTGAATTATATATTCAACCAGAAAGCAGATTTTGATGAAGTGACCGCAGAAAGTTTTACAGTAGATGGTGTTCCAATAACAGGCGGGGAAATTGTATCGGATAGCATCACCTTGGAGAACGGCGAAACCATTACCAATGTCGTTGATGACACCGTAGTGATAGCGTCAGGTGATAGCAGTATCGTATTGTCTGTTGTTTCCCCGGATACTTCAAATGGAACCGCCGCCATAAACCTGGTGGGCGATAATGGAACAGATGTCACAGACAGATTCCAGATAAAGAATAATGCCAACGGAAACTTAACAGTAGGAAATGATTCCGCCCAGGCAGGAACCTATGTGACCAAATTAACATTATCTTCTGCAGGAGCAATTACGACCACAGGTAATGTTCTTGTGGCGGGGGGTACGCCTTTAGTTACCATAGGCGACTCTGGAGACGAAGATGCAGGCATAGCAATAGAAGGTCAAGGCACCGATGACTGGCATCTCGCCTTTGATACGACTGACGATGATTTTAAAATCGGATATGGCACAGCAGCAGGAACGACTGACAGAATTACCCTTGTTGATACTGCTGTTGAAGTGATTTTAGGAGATGCTACTGAAGCCGATAACTCTATAACCTTTAATGGGAACGCACAAGACTTTTATATCGGCTTGGATGATAATGTTGATGACTTAGTAATAGGTCTCGGTTCGGCAGTTGGAACTACACCTGCTTTTGCTATTGATGAAAATCAGGTTACCACCTTTAGCCAGGATCCTATAATTGCAGGCGGAACGCCTACATTAAAAATCGGAGATGCAGGCGAGGAAGATACATCAGTAGTGTTTGACGGCAACGCGCAGGATTTCTACATTGGTTTAGACGACACCGATGATGACCTGAAAATAGGTTTAGGCGTGGCCGTAGGAACGACCCCAGCAATTACGATAAACGAAGCGCAAGAAACCACTGTTGTCGGAAAACTTACTGTAGGTGGAGCAATAATAGCCGGGTATGAAATGGTCACCACAACCTCCGCTGATCCCGGTCTTGGTACGGCCTCTGTGACAAAACTCTTAACCGCCATTACTTCCGATGCAACCGGAAGCGATCCTGACCAGGTTTCCTTAGCGGCAGGTGCAGCAGGGCAGATGAAGGTAATAGAACTGTCGGTTGATGCTGAAACCGCAGGAACAAGTATTGAAGCCAACTTTGAAGGAGCGACAGCCCACGCTTTGCTTGAAGATGCAAGGGATACCCTTATCCTGATATCAGACGGCACTGAGTGGCACATTATATTAAATAACGGTGCGACCCTAAGTTAAGGAGTAGCCATGGCCAGATACCAAGTCATACAAGACTGCTATGGCTTTCAGGGGAGATACTGGGAAAAAGGGGAAATTGTTGAGATAGACCCAAAAGATAACCCACCCAAGTATTTTAAACTCCTTGACGAAACTACTCCTAAACCTGCGCCAGAGAAAAAACAACCTGGCGTGATGGATAGGAAGAAACTGATAGCCGAAGCAAAGAAACGTGGGATAAAAAGCCCACAGAATCTGACTAACGAAAAACTGGAAAGTATAGTAGCGGAGATGCCTCCGCAAGAATAAAGGAACGGGGAGATCGAAAGGTTTCCCCGTTTTTATTATGAAAAAAATACTTATTGTCCTGGTTTTGTTATTTTTATTATCCCCTGCTGTTCAGGCAGACATGATCTACCGTAAACCCGCCTTCACGGTCAGCGATACTGCCTATGATGTAAGTTGGGATGAAGTAACAGATGTAGCTCCTTCCAAAAATGCTGTCTATGACAAAATAGAAACTCTTGGCGGTGGCGGTGGCTCTGGCGATGTAACCGATGTCGGCGACTGCACAGAAGGCGCTTGTCTTGATGGCACATCCGATGGCGGCACTTGGATTAAATTCTACGATGCAGATGGAGCAGGCACTCTAATTACTCCTGACATAGCAGGCGCAGTTACTTGGACATTGCCTACCACAGCAGGAACGCTTATTCATACCGAAACAGACCCCGTCTTTATAGCGTGGGATAAATCTACAGGAATATCAATTACCGAATCTCAAATATCTGACTTGCAGGCATATCTAA